CGCGTCCCACATGCCGCCGAAGACGGGTTCGCTCGGGAAGTGGTCGTACAACTTCTCGGGAGTGCCGAACCACTGTTCCGGTGTCACGATGTACGGACTGACGTTCTCCTTGCACCACGCGATGAGCGCAGGCTCGATGGCGATGCCAGCACGGGTGTACTTGGACTCGACGAACGGGTCTTCCGCCACTCGGCATATCTCACACCACGCACCGAAGTCGGTCTTGTACTTGTTGACTCCCGAGATGGCACCGAGACGCGTACCTGTCATCTTCTTGGGGTTCTTCGTCGGCCCACTGTCCACGGTGATGCGCGTGTGCGCGGAGTCGGCGTATGCCCACGGCTGGAACTTAGACATGGCACAACCTCGCCATCATCAGATGTTGCTTGTGCCGAATCTCGCGTGTGATACGCCGACGGTCGGCACGACTGGGATAAGTGCTCTCGGTGCCCTCCACGAATGTCGGAGCAACGCCTTCCCGAATCTCGTTCATCTTGGATTCGACCTGTGCGCGTGTCGGCATGTTACTCAGCCACCGTCTCAGCCTGCGCGATGATCTCCTCGGCCTTGGTGAGGGTGGCGACGGCCTTGACCTTCTTGAGAGTGGACTTGCCGTTCGCCCCGACCTTGGGCGTGCCGTCGGTCTCGAAGTGCTCCGCGACCAACTTGACACAGAACTTCGGGTCGATGACCTGTGCCGCGCTTATCTGCTCGTACAGCGCCTTGGCGAACATGTCCGTGGCGAACGACGCGGCCTCGGCCTTGTCGTCAACGATGGCCTGCTTGATCTCGGCTTTGGCTGCACCGGAGACGTAGCCGGTCTTGGTCGCCCCACTGTCGGTCGCCGCGCTGAACGCCTGATCGTCGCCCTCGCGGCCCTTGTTGTCGAGCGAGTAGTTGTTGAGGATGAAGTTGCGAAGCAGGTTCGTCTGCGCTGCGCCGGGGCAATAGCCCGACTGGACGTTGGACGCGAAGCCCGTCACAGCATAGACCATGAACTCGTCGCCGTAAGCATCAAACAGGGTAATGGTGCCGTCGGCCTGCGCCGCGTACGTGGGAACCTTGCCCTCGGGACTGATAAGACCGAGGAACTTGCTCATCACATCCAACTTGACGATAAGGCCGTGGTTCGTACACAGCGCGGAGAACCACGCCTTGTACTGCTGCGTGTCGGCATACTCGTAGTTGATGTTGGAGATGACGCCATCGAACTTGACGCCCGACGCGGCCTTCGCCATGTCGCCCTGAAGCGCCAGAAGACGCTGCTTGAACGACGGAATCAGCGGCTGCTCGGGAACCTGTGCGGACTCCTTGGGATCGGCCTTCTTGCGCGTCGGCTTCGTCTTCGGCTCGACGACCTCCTGCTGCAACTCGTTGGTGGACTCGTCTACTGTTGACATTTGTTCCCTCTCCTCTTTCTTTCGAGTGATGAATGCTTTGGCCTTTTCCTTTGCCAACGTAATGTACCACGCCTTGTCCAACGATGTCAAGAGTTTTCCACTATCCCGACGCTTATTGTCGTTGTCAATCACGCAATGCTCCGGTGTGAGTGGAATCCTCGACCGCCCGACCTCCTTCCCGTCCTCCATCTTGACCTTGAAGATGCCACCGTCAGCACGCCAACCGGGATCGTCGTCCAACAACGCGTAGACCCGATTGACCCGCTGCACCGGCTCATCCACATACTCGAACAACGCATCGTCGTAGACCTGATGCACGACCTTCTTGAACGTGCGGCCCGCCTTGGCGACGATCTGGAATCGCTCGCTGTCATTACATGCACCTATCGTGTCTGCAATAGGCACGTTGTCCAACAAGAATGACACGACAGCAGCGTCGATGATGGTCGCTGAGTTCGACCGGAAATCCCCGCCCGCCCACTTGGCGACAACGCCGCCCTTCGCCTTGACTGTGCCGTCCGCGAACCGCAGGACGTAGTTGTTCACGTTGGCTTGGACGATGGTCTGCACTTCGTCGGTCTCCACTACGAAGTGTGTACGACGCTGCCACCCCTCCACGACGCGCTGTACGGCCCGTAGAGACGTGCGGGGGCATGAAACGACCCATCCGTCGGTGTTGAGTTGCACCAGCGTCAGGGCGTCGCCTATGACGCGATGAATGTTCTCAATGAGGTCGATGATGTAGAGTTGTCCCGACAGACACACGCGGGTCGCCTGCATCGGGTCGAACATCTTGTTGTACTTGTCCTTCATCGTGCCGTACGTCGTGTTCAGCACCAGTTTGGCAGCGTCGGCTGTAGCCTTGTCACCACTGGCTTTCGCTGCCATGCGGGTGTCGTAGAACGTCTTGTAGACGGACGGGTCGGCCACGGCCCGCGACATGTACCCGTTGTTGATGATGAGCGACGGGTAGTACGATCCAATGTCCTGCATCAGAATCGCACGCTCGTCGGTCGCGGTCTCCTTGTACGACGGCACGGCAGCGTGGATGCCACCTAGCCCGACGACACAGGGACAGCCGTGGAACAGGAACTCGACCTTCGGCGCGTCGTTGTCCATGCAGTTGTCTGTATTGACTTTCTCAACGTACGCGATGACACTTTCGGGAATGGCGGTGATGTCCACATTCTCGGGGATTTCGTACGTCTCGAACGGCGCGCGGAACTTCTGTGCGTCCATGACCTCAGAGACGATGCGAGCGTTGGTGTGCTTCAGCATCGTCAGTGGATCGACATGACGGAGTTCGCACAGGTCTGACTTGGACTTCAGGTAGTCGAACCGTAGGTCGTAGAGTGCTGCGGTCGCGTCCACGTCGTGGATACAATAACGCAGCACCTCATCGCGCTCTGTTGTAGTCAACGGTCGGTCGATGTCGAACGGCACGCTCGACTCGACGATGGACATGCCGATGTTCGCTTCTATCTCTTTGAGACCCTTGCGTGGTACGATGTCCGGCCACAGGTCAATGCTCACAGGCAAATCGACCCACGGCTGACCGTTGAACAACGCCCAAACCAGCGTTCGGTCATCTTCGTGGATGATAGTATCGTTGACGGTTTTTATTTCCTCGGGCGTCCACCCGAGCAGGGCGGCTTTCAGAATGTACTGGTCGTACCCCTGCGTATTGTAACCACACAAGATGGGGTTCATCAGCGCAACGAAATCCTGTACGCCGTCCGTATCGTTCCAGAACGAATAGGTTGCGCCATCTCGTTGCCGCTTGAAAACGAAAAGATTGTCGTGTGCATAGGTCTCGCTGTCGAAAAAGTAGATGTCCTGTGTCATGTGCCCAACTCCTGTGTCTAATCGCTAACGTCTTTGTACCCGTAATCGTGAAGTCTAGTCAATCGGGCTGGCGAACTCGCAGCCGACGATATGGCATCCGTACTTGTTTCGGATGCAGTACCCGTCGCTGTCCCCGAAGCCAAAGTCGCACTCGGGGACATCAACATAGTCGATGCTGGCCGGAATGTCAATATGGAATCCGTCAATCTCGTCCGCGTCGTCATCGAGCGCGTCTGGATCGTCGAAATCGTCCCACTGTCGATGACCTCGCGGTGTCATGCGTCCCCCTCTGTCGGCCGATGCCCCTGTGTCAACGTGAATCGGCGACCACCGTCAAGTAGGCTGTACCCGAACCATATCTTGACGGTCGCCTTGGTCTCCTCATCGAACCACTTTTGCTTGCCTATCCACCCAGATGTCTGCAACGCACGCGACAGCGCGTTGGTGGAGCGGACGTACTCGCCGTTGTTCTTGGCCCAATGCTGGTAGATGCGGTACAAGTCGTTGTGCTTCAGCACCACGGACTCGTCGTGTGGATTACCCTGCGTACAACACTCGCCCAAGAACCGCGCAACCCAGTCCTCGTCAACACGATACTCCGCGCTTACGCGCACGACTGCGGCGGGCTTGATGGGGATGTCACAACCCATGTCACAGAACTTGACGGCACCCTCGATGGCCCACGCCAAGATGCCCGCGCCCTCGCGCTCCATGAGCATCGAGTGGAAATCGGTGATGATCTCCTCGGGCCTGATGATGGCCTCGAACGGAAGGACGACGATGCGTCGCCATGTGCCCGTGTCGGTGCTGCTGATTTTGGGCAGGTGGTTGGTGGACAGCACCAGCGTGTGAGACGGGACGAACTCGTGCGGGTCTTTGTAGAGTTTCTTGGCGACCATCATGTCGGTGGAGACCATGCGCTTCAGCATGGACGATGACAACCGTTGCCCCTCCTCGGTCTCCTGCGCCACAGCGAACCGCTTGCCCTGCATCATCGCCATGCCGACGGCCTGCTCGTTGGGCTTGCCCGACATGAGCAGGTTCGGGTCAATGGACGTGGCATAATCACCCAGCAGGTACTCGATGGTGTTGAACAGCGTAGACTTGCCGTTAGACCCACATCCGTTGGCTATGATAAGGTTTTCGGTGTAAACCTTACCAACCAGCGCGGAACCGAATGCCTTTTGCACGAAGTCGATGAGTTCCGCGTCGTGGCAGAACACCTTGTCCAGAAATGCGTCGAACAGCGGAGTCTGCATCTTGACAGGCGACACGCTGGTCATCGACGTGAGCCGGTACTTCGCGTCGTGGGGCATCAGTTCGCCCGTCTTCAGGTCTACGACGCCCGTCGGTGTGTTCAGCAGCCACGGGTCGGTGTTGAACGTGTCGGCAGACGCAATCATGTACGCCTTGTTCAGCGTGACCATCGCTGTGATGCCGTGCTCGGACTGTGACTTCAGCGCGTGGGTGTAGAGGGTCGCGGCGGGCTTGAGCCTGCGCTTGCCCTCCTCACTGTCCGGGGCCAGTCCATCAGCATCGAGCGAGTCGGTGACACGCTGATGCCACGCCTTCGCGCTGTCGAGCAGCGCCGTGGCTACATCCTTCGCGGCCAGCATCGCACGGTAGTTGACATCGGTCTCCCACCGAGTGCCGTCGAAGTAGCACCAGCCCCACTCGGGGGTGTAGCACAGGCCGTCGCTGTATATTTGCGCGAGTACGATGGAGTTGCCGAGGTCGGTGTAGTCGTGCAGCGGAAAGTCCTCGGGGTCACTGTCCTCGGTCATCGACCCCTGACTGAAAAAACGCACCGCCTTCGTCTCCAACTGCTTCGATCCCTCGTACGCCGTGGCCGAGCAGAGCGCTGCGGCCTTGATGATGGAGTCCGGCAGATAGTCGGAGCGTTCGAGTTTCTTGACATGAGCCGCATCTTTGGTGCGTACCCACGGCGACAGCATGAATGCCATCGTCATTGCATCGGTGTCGCGGTTGAGCCAATAGGCCAGTTTCGACATGAGCGCGAAGTCGGATGACGACTCGTCGCCCGTGTGGTCGGTCTTGTTGTAGGTGGCTATCATCTTCTCGTCGCGCGTGAGCGCGAACGCCAGCCATGCCTCGGGCGTGCGGTCGCCGTGTTCGACTGGACGGGCCTCGGCGTTGGCTGAGATGACGCGGGGCAGGTACGTCTCGAACAACCAGTCGATCTCGTCCTGCATGTTCTCGGCGTCGAAGTTGTTGGAGTCGAGGATGTCGCCTGTGACGGTGACGAAGTTGCTGCCACTGTAAACCTCGATGCCGAGTGCGCTGTCTTTCGTTCTGTCGTTCGGCTTGACGGCACGCATGAAGCCGTGCAGGCCGTTACCAGATGGAGAATATTCCCAATAGGTGTCACTCAGGTGGTCGTAGATATCCTGTGCCACGGGAGACATGACCCCCGCCTCGTCGAAACAGTCGTCGAGGTCGATGGCAAGGAATCCGTCGGTGAAGACGAAGCCCACGCCGCTGAGGTCGTAGCGCTCCATCCCGACGAGTGCTTCTTCGAGCGTGGTGAAGTTGGTGATGTCGTTCTTGGCACAGACTATCCCCGTCTTCGGGGATACGGGTGGCTTGGACAGCCTACCCTTGCCGGTATCGACGGCCCGCCAACACAGCCAGTTCGGCGTGATGGCCAGCGCGTGTGGGATGTTCTCGTAGGAGGTCACAGGGCGGGGCGTCCGGCCTGAACACAGTTGTGGCAGTAGGGCGCACTTGTTCCCGTGTTCTGTCCGCCCAGTCCCTTGCACACAAGCGTTTCGAAGAACACTGTCCCGGTTTCACTGATGTCAAAGCGTCCATGAAGTCGCTGACAACAGATGCCTTTCTTCTCGGCCTCTGCCACCATATACGCAGTCAACGCTTCTCCGGGTATATCGAACCAGCCAATCAGCATGACGGCACCCCGTTCTTGATCTTCACGATGTCACTGAACCGTACCGAATGGTACCCCCCGAACGCGGTCAATGTCAATCCAGCCTCGAAGATGTTTACCACCCGACCCACGATGAGGACGGGCTTATTGTACCTTGTACGACAAGGGTAAACATGTGCGGTCACTATGTCACCTTGCCGCAGCAAGGTCAGATCGGGCGGTAGTTCCTCTGGCGTCGTGTGCCGAGTCATCGCGTGAGCGGGCCGTCGCACGCGCAGCAGCCGAGTTCCACACATTCGGCAATGCTGTTGGACTTCACGCAATCCGTATATGGTGAGGATGACGCCCCCGACGCGTCCGTGCTGACTTGCTTGATGTTGGATTGTACGGTGAAACACACCGTCTCCCAGCCGACACGGGGCGGGTATGGACGCGCCTCACAACTCTCGCAGTTCGTCCCGTCGCACAACACGGCGTAAGCCGCTTCGCAGTCGGGACACGGCTCGCAACACGGCATGAAGTCGTCGAGTCCGCACCCGCATTGGATGTCTGTGTTGACGAGTCCCGTCGCGCCAATCGTTTCAAGTCCCGCACGGATGATGCTGGTGATGTCGGGCATCTCTCCTCCTTCGTGGAGCGTCTACACTATCATGTCCCCACCGTCAAGTCAAGCACCAACAGTTGCCAGTCTATGCACGCTGGTGTATAATGGCAGTCAAGTATCCGTGCAACGCATATACCCTTTGGGAGACCCATGCCCGACGACGACATTGCTGGGAAAGTCACCCAACGACAGTTGTTCGAGGAAGTAGCCCGCTCCGCTCGGGAACAGCGGGAAGCCACACAAGACCTTGCTGACAGGATGGATGCTGGGTTCGCCTTGCTGCGTCACGAGATGCAGAAAACGTATGCGGTCTCTGCCGTCTGTGAGCAGAAGCATCAGGCCTCGGATGACGCGCTGCACGCCGCTGTTGACGCGTCGCAAGCCGACCGCGATAGAATCTGGCAGGAACTTCGCAACCTGCGCCAAGAAGGATCGGACGATCTCGCCGCTGTAGAACTCGCGGCGAAGGATGCGGCACAGGTAGCCACCAAGGCCGCGACCAATGCGGCGGCTGTGGCGCAGGACGCGCTTGGTCGGGTGCTTCTCATCGCGGGCGGTCTTGCCGTTATCCCAACCGCAATCGCGGCGCTCGCGGTCTGGTTCGCAGCCACACACTAGCGTACCTGACTGGTGCAATGGTAGCCGTTGCAGATAGGACAATGGTAGAAACGCATGGGTCGGGCGAACGACTTGCTCGAACCTATTGCTGCGTGGATGGCCGCACCGATGGATTTGTAGCGCTTCTTGCCGCTGCACATGTTCTGGCGAACGGAGGCAGGGATCATCGGGTGGCCTTTCTTGCTGCGCGCTGCCAATCGGTTCCATAGACACGGGGAAGCGGACAGTCGCGCCGGTCAAGCGGGCACGGCCCGAAATCGGGGCACTCGTCGCATCCGTTCGTTGCCCTGCACCGGCTCGCGTGCATATCGGCCAACCACGCCACCCCTTGCCACGCGTCATCCAGCGCGGCTTTGTCATGTTCCTCGCCGTTCCGCCACTTAGCGTAGTCCTCGGCGTCGAGGTTGGTCTCGAACTTTGCAACAAGCACATCGCGGTGTTGTGTGTCCAACACGAACCAGCGCTCGTACGTCTTTCCGAACACCTCACCTACGATGAACCTCATCGTGCATCACCACGTTTCTGTGCATCTCGATACTCGTCAGCCAATGACCTGCCACTGGAGCGCAGCATCATCAGAACGATGATGCAGAAACCCACGTAGAATAGCATCGTGTTTCCCCCTTCGCGAGGATGGCGTCGAGCGCGTCCTGCTCGGGCCACAAGTTTGGCTTGACGGTGGCGATGCTGCGTCTATACGCCGTAGCAGCCGCCAGCAACTCGTCGTAGGCGACGCGTTCGGCGCGGAGTTCGTCAGCCAAGTCCTCCAACGCGGGGCCTTGGTTGCAGTTACCGCAGTTCTCCCAGCAGTCGGGTTCGGTGTTCTCCAACTGGTTGATACGAAGGTCACTCATGCGGGCGCTCATCGTGTTTCCCCTTTCACTCTCGCTATGGCTATCTCCCGGTATGCCTTCTCTGAGAAGTCCTCGTGCCCCTGCAACTTGTGGTACATGTCAACCTCGATGCTGCCCTCGGTCAGCAGCCACACGTACTCACAACTCTCAGTCTGACCGTTACGGTCGGTACGAGCGCGGTACTGCTCGACGATCTCGGACGAGTCCGACGGCTCCATGAAGATTGTGTACGAGGAGGCGAACAGGTCGATGGCTCGTGCAGCCGATTGGTACTGCCCGATGAACACAGGGGTGCTGTCTGCTTGGAATTTCTGCCAGATGTTCTTGTCGGTCTGTGCTCCATTGAGCGTGTAGTACTTGATGCCCTTGGCCTTCAGCGCCTTCTCCAGCGCGTCGCAGGTCGCTGTGAACTGGTATGCGACCACCGTCTTCTTCGGCAGATTCGCCTCGATGAGTTCGACGGCGTACTGCGTCTTGAGAGACTTGAGCAGGTAACGCTCACCCTTGACCTTATGTCCAGACTCGTCCATCGTGCCGGATTCGCTGACATGTCCAGCCGCTATCTGGCGCAGGCGCAGCATACGGGTCAGCGGGTTGTCCATCACCATGTCAAGTGCCTCGACGTACGACTGAAGTGCGTCGTCGTAGAGTTCGCGGGTGGTCTTGCCGAACGGCTCGGCATTCTTGGTGTCAGCGAACGGCACCATGATGATCTCGTCGTCCTGCACCTTCGGCAGATCGAGACAGTCCTTCTTGAGTATGCGGTACGAATACTGCGCAAGGATGGCGAGCAGTTCGGCGCGGTGACGGTAGCCTACGATTATCTCGGCATACGAGCCGGGGAGGTTCTTGGTCACGAGGTACTGCCGCTTGAAGTCCGCCCACGCGGGCCACTTGTCACCAAGCACAGCCCGCAGCGGTGCCCATGTGTCTTCGAGATGACTGTTGGTGAACAGTGTTCCGGTGAGGAGATAGACGTACTTCGCTTTGCTCACCAGCCCGAGTGCTGCGCCCTTGCCGATGAAATACTGCGTCCGGTTGGCCGTGGGCTTCTTGATTGCGTGCGACTCGTCCAAAACCACGACACTCCAAGCCTGCCACATGTCCTTCTGCCATTTCGATCCCTTACGAGACAAGCGATCATAGTTGATGTAGGTGATGGCCCGAGTAAGCGCGTCCCGTCGCTCCCGTGGAAACTTAGCCATGTCCCGTCGCCATGCGCCCAACCCCGAAAGGGGGGCCACGATCAAGACACGCTCGGCCTCGCCAGCAAGAAGAAGATTCGAGATGTGAACCAGCGTGGGCAAGGTCTTCCCCGTTCCCTGTTCGGGGAGCAACAAGAACCGATCATGTTCGGTAAGTAGTTCCAGCATCCGTTTCTGATGGTCATACAATACATACGCCATCAGACAACATCCTTCCAACTACGTCGGTTGACTACACCCTCGATGGTGATGGGGCTGACCCCATAGTCTTGTCCTAGAACTCGGTAAGTAATACCACCAGCGGCGTATCGTGTCCTGATATTCCGCACTTGCTCGATGGTTAGTTTAGTTCGACAGCCTCGACGTAGATTCTCGGCGCGGGTCACGGGTTCCGTGTGTGCTGGATTGCAACACGCACGCACACGGCACAGATGGTCTAAGTCGAGTCCCTTGGGGATGGGGCCGTTGACTCGTTCCCAATAGACACGATGGGCGTAGTACGTTTTGCGAGCAATACGTAGACACCCATACCCCTCAACGATGGATCGTTGCCATATCCAGCAAGGGGTGGCATACCCTCTGTCCTCCGCGATGTACTCGACGGGGGATTTTGGTGGCCGACCTGCGGTTCGCTTTGTCATAATGCCATTATGACAGGTGCGTGTGATGTTGTCAAGAAGCGGTCGTTCTCGGTTTCGAGTTCGAGCATGACCTTCTGGTGATCGAACAGCGTGTAGGACATCAGAGTGTCGTCGTTCCGAGGATGGTCTTGAACCGCGCGCGACTCTCCCTGTCGTAGCGGCTGTGTGGATTCGCCTGCTTGTAGTAGGCCGCGAGACCATCTTCGTCCCCGAGCAGAAAGTCGGGATGCTGCCTAGACGAGTAGATGTCACGAACGATAGGCCTATCCAGCAGCGCCGCGTGCCCGAATGCGGCGGCGAGATCGATGTCGAGTTCGACGTATTCATCGGTGTACGTCTTCCGTGTCCGAGTGCGACGTTGGATATACGTCTCGCCACGTTGTCCTATCACCAAATGATATGTGGCGCTCATCGTGTGGTCGTCAGGTCGATGACGTTCGAGACTACGGGTGTGATGATGAGACAATCAGCCCCGCCACTAATGTGAAGCAGCCCGTCGCGCACGGAGCAGTCGATGGTGCGGTGCGCGTCAAGACTGAACGTGATGTGTGCGCCGTCCGGCAGGTAGATGTCCTTGGCCAGACCCCACTGATTGACGCGGGTGTTGGTCTCGCCTGCCTCGATGCTCTGATTGCGCTTGTTGGCCTCGTCCAGCCGCATCTCTAGCCGAGCGATCTCCACTTGCGCCCACTGGGGTAGACGAGTGGTGTCGTGTGTCTGGCGCATGATTAGCCCTCCCTCACTGTGACGGTGAAACCCTCGCGGCGGGTGCGCTCCACCAATGTCACGCGGCCCTCGGCGTGCAGACGACGTAGACGCTTGATGAGCGTGGTCTTGGAGTGTAGGCCGAGCGAGGCGAGGAGCAGGTTCGGCGTGTCGCGTCCCGCAGCGATGAGCGCGATGAGCGCGTCGTCGGTGTAGGTCTGCGGTCGTCCGGGGTTCTTGGCCTCACGCAGCGCACAGGTATTACAGGTCATGGCATATCCCTTCTTCGGTCGGGAGTAGCAAACGGGACAGATGGTGTCGATACCGAGAATGACCGCGCCAGAACGCGTGTAACGTCGTATCTCGTCGGGGTCGGTGGTGAGCATCAGTACCCTCCGTATCTGCGTGAGTGAGCGAGTGCGCTGGTCGGCGTGCCGTAGTGATGAGACGAGTACCGGATGTAGCGGATCGCTCTGCGTGTGTTCCATGTCGGATGATACCACGGATGGCCTATGCACATCGACCGTTTGAGTTGGAACACCCCGAGAAACCTGCCGTGATTACTGCTCGTCGCGTGCCAGTTCGATTCCCTGCGGGCCAACTCGACGAGTGCTGCGGTCTGGACGGGGCCGTACCCTTCGTGGTGTGCCTCTGCTCGGATCATCGACCGCACCTTCGCTTGTGTCAGGTGTGAGGCTTGATGATATGTGAGGGCGAGTGCTTGTGAAGGTATGAGGATCAACGTGAGGGTTAGGGTTACAAGGATGAGTCGGGTTCGCATATGTCTCCGATGTTCGGGGGCCAACTCACGATCAGAATGGTATCGGCTTTCGTCGCAATGGGCCGAGGGTGGATATCTTGTGTCCCTTCGGTGAGACGAGCGAGCCGTCTGCGATGCCATTGCGGAGGGCGACGATGAGGGCGGCGTTCGCCTTGCGCTGCTCATATGCCAAGTCGCTCCCCTTCGGCTCCATAACCGCAACCGCGTTGTTTGCATCCTTCGCGTAGAGCGGTTCTGCGCCCCAAATCATCGGCGCTCCCCACACATTCGTCGCGTCACGCCACGGTGCAGCCGTAGCCGCATCCGAGAGTGCTGCAAGGTCGGTCATAGCGATACCTTCTCAAAGTCGGGACACGATACCGGATCGGTGTCGCGGCGCAGGTAGCAATCGAAATTGCGACCGTACATACACGTCCGGCAGGATGATGCCAGCGCCGCGTCCCACATCTGATTCGATTCGCACGTCGGGTTCGGGCAGTCCGAGCAGTCGCCGGTGCATACCGTGTCCGTGTCGATGTCGATGTCGGGCAGGTCGTCCGCGCTCATCGGCTCCACGCCGCGATACTCGTCCATGTTCACGATGTCACCTTCTCACGTAGAGACGGCAGGGCAGGTGCTCGTTCTCGCCGTGGTCGATGGCGGCTGACCCGTCGTACATGCTACCCGGCGCGGTGCAGACCGCAGCAACCCAGTCCGGCGTCCACTTCTTGACGATCCGCTCCCACAATCTAGGCTTGCGTCCGTAGCGACAGACGCGGCAGTCGTTGTGCTTCACGATATAGTCGTTCACGCTATCACTCTCCTCCGTAGGGAAACTTCTTCGCGGCATAGTCGGCCCGACGCCATGCGTTGTCGCCGGTGAATCGCTGCGCCTTGCGCCACACGCCGGAATACCGACGCTCCCACTTGACCGCGCCCCGCGCACCGATGTGGACACGGACGCCGGGCGGGACGGCATGGATACCGCGCGGGGTATGGATGGTCAAGTGCGCGTGGCCGGAGACACCGTAGCCGAACGGGAGCACGCCGTTGATCCGGTCGTTCGTTGTGCAGGTGTGATACCCGCCCCAATCCAGTATCACAGACCCGTCGGACTTGAAGGTCACGATGTCCGTACTGTAGAGCCGGACGATGATGTTCTCTTTGCTGATGTCAGACCACGCGTATCCCGAGTGCCGGATGGTCGTGTTGCTCGCGATTCTCGGCTCTGGCCCGCGTGCGCGCGAGAGTCGAGCGGCGAGGAGTTTGCGGGCATACGCGAGGGTGTGAATCCGATTGCGCGTCGAGAAGTCAGGGTCGAGAAGATGTGCAGACATGTCTATTCTCCTTCGGCTTTGTCGAGTGCGGCACGCATCGCGCGGTAGTGCTCCCACAGGTGCGCCCACTCGTCGTTCGTCCTCGCGTCGTCGTAGGCGAGAAGCGCGTCCAAGAGGTATTCACCCTCTTGTTTCATGTCCGGAGCGGCGGCTATCAGTGCGGTGTCGGCTTCGTGGTGCTGCCCGTCGTACACCAGCGCGATGTCGCGCCCGAGCGTGTCGGATTCCGCGTAGACTGTGCTCTGCCGAGCGTATTCCGGCGTAGCGGTGTGGGAGTGTCCCCACGGCCCCGGTGTGTGCTGTGTCATAGTCTCGTCCTCTCTAGGCGCGGAAGTAGAACGTGATACCGTCAAGTTCGACGGACGAGTAGTCCATCTGGCAGTCGCGCGCCCAAGCGGCCCAGTCGATGTACGTACTCATGCTGTTCTCGCGGTCTACTAGGCCAAGGTCGCCAGCCAAGTCCTCCGCGTACTCCTCGAAGTAGTCGTCCGAGATGAACGTGATGCCGTACCCCCACTCACTCGATCCCACGTCGTCGCGGAAAGCGATAAGGGCATCGTACTCCTCGGCCTCGTCCTCGTCGAGATTCGGGTCGAGGTCGCCATTCTCGTACTCCAACGCCATGCCTTCCAGTTCGTCGATCCGCTCATCTATCTCCCTGCTGTCGAACAGGTCTTTGCTGCTGAACTCTGAAATGCTCACTGTGCTATGCCTCCTGTGCGTCGTCGGGCGGGGTAGTGATGTGTCCGTGCTCATCATAGTACCACTCATTCGCCTCGGAGGATTCAAGGAATCCTTCTTCGGACGTGTCATACTCCACGTCCTCCACAACACGCACCGCGATACGCTGGACGATGGCGTCGATCCACTCGGTGAGTGCGTCCTGTAGCGTCCTGACACGATCCGCGAGGTCTTCGTGGGAATAGTCCGAATCGTCCGTGATGAATGCCGCGCTACGCGAGTCGTGGCCGTACCATCCCGCGTCCTCATGCCCGAAGGTGAGGTAGAAGTCTCCCCGCTCTATGGCACGAATCACCGCGTCGCGGCGGTCGATCTTGATGCGCGGCGCACGCTGGGAGTAGTCCATCGTGTCGGACTCTCCCGTGGTCAAGACGTGCCAAAACAGCGGGTAGTCCACGATTCGGAGGCTCGCATGTGGCGCGAGACCGGCATAGTCCCCGCCGTTGTAATTCCCGATGCTGTACTCGAGTGTCTCCTTCGGATTGTCGAACGCGAGACCGAGGGCCGGGAGCACGTTGTCCTCGAAGTCCTCCAACGCCTCATCCCCGCGCCACTCCCACACATTCCCGCCCTGTGCGTACTCCTCGCGGGCGTTCTCGAATGCGCTATCGTTGCGCGCAAGTAGTTCTGCGGCGGTGTACGCGGTCTTGTCCTCGCTCCAAGTCTTGGGCACGGTACTCTCCTTTCTAGGGTCGATGGTACGTTGCGAGCCAGACGATAGGCTGATGCGGGTCGGCGTCCTCGTACCCGACTGCCGTGTCATGGTAGTCTGCGAACGGGATGTGCGCGTAGTCGGCCAGAGTATACCCGTCGTCGTTCACGTACCGCGAACACGGGAAGTTTGCCAGTGCGCTCTGCGCGTCCGGTGCTTGGACGGAACCCCGCAGCATGACAGGGATACCGCACTTGCGTGCGTGCTTCTCGGCCGCGGCTATCGTGAAGATGTCATACAGTGGCATCGTCCTCTACTCCTTTCGTCCGGCGTCTGTTGTCACTCTCGGTCGCGGGTCGTATCGAACACCGACGTGCCCGCGCACCCTTACTCCATGATGGTAGCACGCTTGTGCGGTAATGTCAATAGGCAGTTTCACAGGTCTTTCGTCAGCACGATCAGACCGCCGTGCATGGCGATGTGAACCTGCCCGA